TTCCTATTTGAATTCCGTCATCGCAGATAATCACATTTAAAATATATGATGTACCCGAACTCAAGCACCCAAGCAAAAATCCAGTCACTGGATTGACGCCGTCAAATATAAATAGTTCTGTATGGCTGTTAATACCCCAGAGAAATACACCTACCCAAAACCCTATACACATCGGACAAGAAAAGAAATAGTGTTTGGGTCTAATCCGATCTAAAATCTTGGAAAAACAAAGAATTTGTGTGAGACCATATGCACACAAAATAAAAAAGATTAGACTCTCTAGGGAGGGCCACATAATAATGTGGGCGCCCATTACATCTTATAGCGAAGTGGTATGTAATAATATCCGGGAATCATCGCGCCCTTTTCTGCTTCTTGGGGAACCTCTCCCAGTTCAGTCGAATCACGATCAGTAGGATCAAGGAAATACTTTTCCAGATTCTTTTCATATGTTTCGGCCGTTTTCATTGCGTCTGCTTCTTCTGTAATAAACTCTGAGATGACGTAGACTGCGGCCTGTAGGCCATTAGCACTTTTGCCTTCCGGGATTACCCCCTCAATGGAGCTAAAAATATTACCTCCTTGTATACTGTCTCGCTCAACGATGCCTTTGTTAACTAAAAAATCAAAAAAACGAGACTGGGTACTGTAAACATCTTCTGCGGATTCGCGTTTGGGAAAAGTTAATATTTTACTATTCTCTGGCAATAATGCTATATCAATAAGATCATGATCCATTATCAACAGGTGGCCAGCTAGAGTTTTTCTAGCTTGCAAATTTACCTGTGCTTGTGGGCCTCCAATCTTAATATTAATCATTGGATTTTATTTCCTCCACGAGCTGCTGGATGTTTAATATTTTTGAAACGACTTCTTGAGTGGGCGTACGCTCCCTAAAGCCTTCCAGCATGTCTAGGACTTCCTTGGTTTTCTTTACCATTTTCTCGTCTGAGCTAACTTCTTCCAGGCTTAAAGACTCTTCTACAAGGCCGCGAAGACGGCCGATCTCTTCGTTTAAATAAATCTTAAGCTCTAAGCCGTTGTCGGAAAACGAAGCAATGTATTTACCTAGTAAATCTCTTTGTTCACTAAGAAGGCCACTATATTTGGTATTAAACTTTTCTACAAACGAGCGATAAATAATATTATCAATGGGTTCGAGCTTGTTTTCTTGCAACTTGGACGCAGACTTCATCAGCTTGATGAGCCTATCTTCGTGTAAAACTCTTTGTTTTATCGAAACAGAACGATTAAAAATAGTATCAATCGTCGCGAGAGATTTAAAGTTGGGAACAAAAGTGTTCCAAACGTCTTTAGAAAGAGCCCGATTGATCTTGTTTATAACGCGTGTTTGTGCATCGAATACACCTTTGCTGTCCAAAAGCGCGTGGGCCATTTTAGTTTCTTGTAATAGCTTTTCAGCCAAGTGGTGTTCCACGCCCGTTGTTTCTAAAAGCGTTTTATAATATTCTAGCTCTCTTCCCAAAATTGAATTTACACCAAAGCTTTCTTTGATTAAGCCAGAAATAAATCTTTTTCGGGGCGCCTCTTTATCAAAAATAGACTTAGTCAGCTCTTTAATAAGCACCTCATATAAAAACGCCGTGTTTCTTTTTTTATTGTGCTTTAGTTTCACGTTTCTTGGTCTCCGCTTCTTTGGTTTCTAACTCAGTAATTAGTTTCCGAATATCTCTAGTACTCTCAAATAATTTCTCTTCGTCTTTGTCTCGATTATAAATAGGATTATATTCTTCATAAAGTGCATTAGTATTTAATAAGTCTTCGCTGCGCGCTGGGGCTCCTGGAAACACCTTTCGGCGTGCCGCCGTGCTGTCGCCGGAGCGCACCCTGTTGCGAGACTTTCGCGTTGTGGGTCCACTCTTCCGGAGGCGTCGTTTATCATCTTTCTTACGATAATACTTTTTCCCTTTAGCCTGGGGCTCTAAACTGGCTACTGTGGGATCGTCTTCCCGACGTGCCGGGGCGGCGAGGAGCGAAGTTTCTTCTCCTGGGGGGGCCTCGCCTTCGGCGGGAGCTTCCCCGGCCACTTCGCCTTCGGGCGGGGGCATTTCTCCACCGGTGAGTTCACCGCCAGGCATACCCTCCATGCCGCCGGGCGGTGGGGCTCCAAGGCCGCCGCCGGCCGCTTCAGCAGCGCCCATTTCTGTGACGGCCTCAAGCGACACTTGATATTTACGATCATAATAGGCCTCGCGCTGATTACGCAAGAATTCTTCATCAGTCAAATTAAGGATGTTCTTGGCAATCCACCGCTTGCTAAACATGCCCTCGACGACGTTGTTAGCAAGATCAAATTTGGTTCGCAAATGCTCTATCTCTTGCAGCTCGGCGAGCTTAGAAGGATTATTCAAGGCCAGTTTAAATGATATCAAATCTTGCCCTCTGAATCCCAATGTGAACAAATGAACTACCGCTATCTTTTCTAGCTCTGACATAAAGGCTCTCTGAAGCCTTTGAATAGTGCGGGCAAAACGAATATCTTTTTGGGCCAGAGTCGTTTTATCTTCTTCCGCGCCTTCGGTCATAGTCAAATAGGAATGAGGAATCTTGATAGCTGAAAACAGCTTGTCACGAATATACTTTACATCATCAATATCGTTTAAACTAGCTGCACCAGCAAGGGTTGTAATGTCTGACCCCACACCGCCCCGAATAGGAATAAAATAGTCTTCTTCAACCGAAAGAGGGTTATAGCGCAAATCAACTCGACCGGTCGACGCGTCCACTATAGAGTTTCTCTTAAGAGATCCCTTCACCTTCTCCATGTATTGTTCTACATCTTGAGGGGGAATGTTGCCTACGTCAATTTTAAACATACGACGCTCAGGGGCGCGAACGACACGGTAAGCCAGCATTGCATCTTCAATCAAAACCAACTGACGCCAAATGCGGCGCGCCGGATCCAATACGGAAGTTCCATAGGGCGCGTGCTTGTCATTTCCCAAAATTCTAAAATGCGCACATTGCCAGTTCTCGAATGTCATATTCGCCGAGTTCCACTGGTACTGAACATAGTTGGGATTAGTGGGATCTTGGCCCTCTAGCCTTTCTACTTCGCCCGAAGGGAGGCCGATTACGCTTTTAATTCCCAGCACTTCATCAATATCTAGATATAGAAAGAAGTCTCCATACTTACACATGGTGCGCGCCCAGCCAAATGCATTAAACTCAATATTAAGAGCATCATAAAAAAGAGCTTCTAAGATGCTTTTAATCTCATCATTGCGACACTCAATCTTAACAAGCCTGTTAAACTCGTTTGACGTCGTCATTTCGTCTGCATAGATATCCATGGCCGAAGCAATCTCTGGCATATACTCCATTTGATCAAAATCAATATATCTCTCGTTACGATTTTGATTCCGCATAGCTGCGGAAGTAAGCATATTATAGTTGCGAGAAAGATTATCAGCAGAACGCTTAAACTGTTTGCCGCTTGCGCTAGTGAATCGATATTGATATTTATCTAAAGCGGACCGGCGCTCCTCGCGTGTAAACTGGGCCCGGTAGTTAATGAGAGGGCCAGAAAAAAGCCTCGTTAGCCTCTTAAAGAGAGGGGACGCTGGGTTTCTTGGGTTGTTTCTGTGGTCTACTTTTTTCTTTTGTTCTGGCATTTATTTATCCTTTAATGATCGCAGCGTATTGTTCATTGAATCTCTTAACCTCTGGAGATACGGTGCCCGAGCTGTTCTTGTTGTGTCCTATCATCCCGGGAATAGTGGTGCTCATTGTTCTAGTGGAGGTGGAGATCGCCGATAAAGCATTTTTATTATATTCTACTAATCTTTGATTCTCAACCAAAACTGTATCTCTTACCCAACAACCAATCGCAAACGACATAACCAAATCATCATTATAAGATCGCATCGCTTGTGGGCGGCCGTTGTGCCAAATAAAGGTTTTCATCTCCGATAATAAACGATTAGAGTTAATCTTAACTAGTTTATTTCTCATAAACTCTTCCATTTTGGCAATCACCAAGGGTCTTGTCTTAGATGATGTTGTAAAGCCCGGAACTATATTGGTCATCCACTGTGCCTGTATAGAATCAACATAATCATGAGAAGACTTCGTAGAGTGATAAACATTATTATAACCCTTATCCTTTAACTTATTAAGTACAGCGAAACCTATATTGTTGTTTTCAGCAACTATCATGCAGGTTCCATATTCTTTTCCTGCATTGAATAGTATCTCTGCATAATCATCCGGGTTGGGTTTTCCGATGTATTCTGCGACAATCTCCATGTCTTCTAGATTAAAAACGTGAAATGCGGAGTTGTCCTGGCCGTCTCCGCGTGCAATATCTGCAGCAAGCAAATAAGAGGTTCCTTCCTGAAACTCTTCCCAAATCCAGTAGTTGCGATCAAAGCCGGTGCGATATTTAGGCTCTCTTGTTTTTTCAAGGTGGTAAATTAAATCGTCAGGATGGATAACAGTCTCGCCAGAAACATTAAAGTTGCATTCTAGCTCTTGAGCAATCTGCCGTGTCGACATATTTTTCGTTTCTTTTTCGTACCACAGCTGGTCCCTATCGGGATGAAGATCCCACATCAAAGTGGTCATATGAAATGCGTTTGTTCCAGCCTCGGCTTCTACACATATTTTATGGAACCAGTTACCAACGCCATTCGGAGTTGAAAGGGCTATACAACGACCCCCGGTTGATAGGGTGGGATATAGTGCAGTCCACAGTTCATCTAGCGCCTCAACGTGTGCGGCCTCGTCAATCACCAATAACGACAACGCTTCAGAACGGCCGGCGTCGGAAGAGGTTGAAGACGCTTTAATCTGAGATCCGTTGGTAAGCTCAAACGAAGTCCTGTTATCAATGTGAATCTCGGAAATCCTCATCCACGGGGGAAGCTGCTTCATAATCTTCTTAACTTTGCGAACAAGATTTGTCGCCGTTTGAAGCTTTGTAGCTACAACTAAAATGTTTTTATCGCGATGAAAGAGCATCAGCCATACAGTATAGGCTGCTGTAATAGTAGAAATGCCAAGTTGGCGCGCCTTTAGAACAACATTAAAGCGATAGTCATTAAAGTCTTTTAAAAGATCGTCTTGAAAGTCATAAGTTTTGAAAGGAATAAGCCCCTTCTGAGGGTGGGATATTTTACAATAGTTTCTGATAAAATGTACTGGGTCCTTGCCAGATTTTACTACCTCTTTCAGAATCTCCTGCTTTGTAAGCTGATATCCCATAACACCTGTTTATTTACCTTTGCGAGTATCGTTTTTGGGGCGCTTGCCGCCCGGGCCGAGAGCGAGCCAATCTCGGATCGCCTTGTCTAAACGATCTTTAGAGGGCTCTTCTATTTCTTTAACAT